CGCTAGCATTGGAAAGATCGATTGTCGCAAAATCGCCAGAGATACTGGCTTCACAAGCAACCCGCTTGTGAATATCTTGCGCATACTGCAGGTTTAACCCCGCAGCACTGAGTCGACGCTTCATAACTCGACCGAGGCCGAGCTGAAAGAAGACGTTAATACTAGGTTCGATGGCAATGCCACGATCCTTAGTACAATCCTTAGGGACCGTTGTGAAACGATTTCCCGGGACAGACTCAATCGATTTTCCAGCAGACGCACAGGCGCTAGCCCATGCTGTGCCACCCCATTGAAATAACCAGGGGTAGGCATCTGCGGTAAAGGTGGGTCGAGATGACATTTTGTCGGGGACGGTAGTCAACCGACCTCTATCGCCATAGGTAGCTCCAGGTCCGAAACGACCCTCCACTAACGTGGGGGGACTACGGAGAAGATCGGCAATCTTTTTTCTCGCTAGGAGGATTACCCTCCCAACGACGTCACCTGTAGGGGCGAGGCCCCAATCAAGGTAACGAGAGAGCCTTTCATTAGCCTGGTAGCATGTGCGTTCGCACTCCCAGAACGTATCATTGGCCACCTTTCGGCGATCAACAGTAGTGGGGAGCTCTTCAAGCTTGCGCAAGAAGTCGGTGACCGCTACATCCCTGTAGTAGTCGTCCGAGCAAACGTAGTGACCGGGATCGCACTTCAATATCGAAAGTGAATCCCATTCCCCATGCCTAACCATCAAGGAGACGGCTAGAGCACGGGGAGAGGCGACGTCCTCGCATAGGCGCAGGACGAGGGTCTTCACATCACGCGAAAGATCCTTGGATGGCACTGTTACACTCCTGCTTTAGATTAGGTAGGAGCGAAGCCAACCTTCATCGAACCATTCACGAGCGAGCTCGCCAGGAGGTTCAACCCCTGGCTCACATACTCGTTCAGGTCTGTGGCCGGCATACCCTGCGGAACAACCGCAGAGCAGTCGAAAACGCCACGTTCGATGATGTTGGTTTTACCATCCGAGCCCACCGCAGTAGACGGGTACGAGAAATGGATATCGACACGGCGAGCCGTGCCAGTACCATTCGCTCGACTAGTCATGCGCAACTCGGGTTGATGCGCGGCAGCCGTTCCGACTGTCGTGCTACGCCAAATCGCTTGTGACTTGTCACCTGCGGAGGCCACCATCGCTGTATAAGTGATGTTGGTGGTACCGTCGTTCTTCTTGACGATAATATCGGCCATTGAAGGCATTAAGTAACTCCTGAAGGAATTTTGGTGGGCAACTCGGTATACCGAGAATACTTCACCTTAGTTTCTGTAAAATCAGTGACATGGCAGTGATGCCACGCACTGGTGAAAGACCGGAGACCCGGCCTGGCCTGAGCTTGTAGGATGAGATCCCAGTCGCTCGCTGCTCAGTGTAACGGAGCTTGAAGTTCCTATCATCTCTTACCCCGGGAGGGATAAGGAGAAGGTATTCATCTCTGTCCTCAACGTAAGCAGTTTTCGTTGTATACCCATTTTGTAGGCTAAGGCCCACAAAGTCTGTCCATTGAGAAAGGAAATTTCCCACCGGTACAAACCAGTCAATAACGAAACTGAAGGGCACCAACTCCCACGCAATTACCGCTGGGTTAACAAATCCCAGTTTATTTGCGAGGTAAAGGTTAGGGTTAGAGACCGAAATCTCTGCACCTAGCTCGGCACGAAACGTAAATGCACGGCGCGTATCCCAATGAACGGTGGAATCCCACCGTCCCTGAGAGTACTCG